GCAGTCCTCAAGCCGGTCGAGCCGTTCGTCGGCAACGTCAAGGACGACGCCCAGGTGCCGCCTGGGCAGCCGACCGAGCCGTAAGGGGTCACTAGGCCGGGAGCGGCTTGCCCAAGCCGTTTGAGCCGCTCCCGGCCCACATTCGTTCTTTGAGCCCGCCGGGCCGGGCCAGTAGCCTGCCCGCCATGCGCGCAAACGAGCCTGGCCCGCTCGGGAGACTTGTTCCGCCCGGTGAGGGCCACGAGGACAGGAATCCAGTGCGAAATACCTTCCAGAATCCGGGGGACGATGGCGGCTCCTCGGTGCGGGCCGGTTCAGGGGTAGCCTCGACGTTGGGCCACGTCTGGCTGCCCCTGGCCTGCCTGACGGAGAGCAGCTGATGGCTGTAGCCGTCCAGACCGTAGGGAGCGCCTCCCCTCCCACCGACCTCATCTCGTCAGTCCTGCAGGCGGGCATGATGCCCACCGCCCGGAACAAGGCGTGGACGGACCTGATGGACGAGTTCGAGTACGTCCCAGAGCTGATGTGGCCGCTCAGCGTCGCGGTCAACGAGCAGATGCGCACCGACTCACAGCTCGCGGCTCTGTACGGGGCCACGGTGCTGACCGTTCAGAACTGGAAGTGGACCCTGGACCCGAACGGCGCAGAGGACGCGCTGGTCGAGCGGATCGCGAAGGACTACAACCTTCCGATCAACGGCGACGATCCGAAGCCCAAGGGACGCCAGAAGAATCGGTTCACCTTCCATCAGCACCTCCATCGTGCCTTCCGGGCGCTGATCTACGGCCACCAGTACTTCGAGCAGTACGGCAAGATCGGCGACGACGGCAAGTGGCACGTTCGACGCCTTCAGGAGATCCCGCCCCGGACGATCGCGAACATCAAGGTCGCCTCGGACGGTGGGCTGATCTCCGTCAGCCAGAACATCTTCAATGGCTACACGCCGCTGCGCCAGCCCTGGGATCTTCCGGAGATCCCGGTCGACCGTCTGCTCGCGTACATCTGGGAGCAGGAGGGCGGCAACTGGTTCGGCCGCAGCATCTTCCGCGAGTGCTACAAGAACTGGCTGATCAAGGATCGCCTGATGCGGATCGACGCCATCAACCACGAGCGCGCAGGCGGCGTCCCCATCGGCATCGCCGCTCCGGGCAGCTTGCCGAGCGATGTCGACAAGGTCGCGCAGATGGCGTCCGAATTCAAGCAGGGCGAAGGTTCCGGGGCAGGGCTGCCGCCTGGAGCCGACCTGAAGATCCTGCGGGCGGCGGGATCCGACGTGGTCGGCTCCATGCGGTACCACGACGAGTCGATGGCTCGGCGCTTCCTGCTGATGGTGATGCAGCTCGGTCAGAACCAGGTCGGTTCTCGGGCGCTGGGCACCACCTTCGTCGACTTCTTCAGCCGCGGCCTCGACTTCGTCGGGCAGTGGGCGGCGGATACCTTCAACGAGTTCCAGCTCGAGGATGACGTCGACTGGAACGAGGGCGAGGAGACCGAGCTCGTGCCGCGCCTGGCGTTCGAGCACGACCCCGAGATCGACTTCCAAGCTCTGGCGACGCTGGTCGACGCGGAGGTCATCCGCACCGACAACGACCTCGAAGATGCGGTCCGCAAGGAGATGGGCCTCACGAAGCGCGGGCGTCCGAGAAAGAGGGCGAAGGATCAGAAGGCACTGCCCACGGCGACCAAGCCCGCTCAGGATCCCGGCGCTCCCGACCCTTCGCAGGCGCAGGAGGACGAGTGAAGCCGGGAACCCTGGGACGGGCGGCGGCGGGCGAGGGTGCTCCCTCCCTCCCGTCGTCTGCCCGTTCCACAACGCACGAGGAGGTGTGAAGAGGCATGGCCGGTAAGGTGAACGACACGAAGATCAAGCCCGCTGCGCCGCAGCCGGTGAACCAGTACCCGGGCGGAGTTCCGCCTGCGGGGATGGGGAAGCAGCTGCACGACGCGATGCGGGGCGGGACGACGAAGAAGTAGATGAAGCCGTCGTTCGTCACCATCCCGAACGTCCCGATCCTGTCTACCGGGATCGAGTACCCGTTGCAGACGGGCCTGACGACGTTCACCCCGGATGACCTCCGGGAGATCGTAGCGTCACAGGACGACTCTGCTATCGCGTCTCCCCGGCTGAAGCTGAGCCGGGGTGCCGTGCATGACGAGAACGGCTACAACGAGCCCGCGTTCGGGAAGGTCGTCAACATGCGGCTCGGTGACAACGATCAAACCATCTACGGCGACTATGTCGGCGTTCCCAAGTGGCTTGCCGACATCATGCCCGTCGCCTACCCCAACCGTTCGGTCGAGGGCAACTGGGATGTCGAGACAGTGACCGGCAAGAAGTGGCGGCTAGTCGTTACTGCCGTCGAGCTGCTTGGCGTACACTGGCCCGGCTGTTCAGTCCTCGAAGACCTTCCACTCCTCTACGGCGACGAGATGCCCGAGGACGTGGAGCTAGCTGCCGCCATCCAGGCCCAGTTGGCAACCGGAGGTGATCCGATGAAGTTCGGAAGGAAGACGGCGGCGGCGGTCAACGTGGACGACGTTCGTCGTGAGTTCTACGACCAGATTGCCGACGGCGATCGGTACTGGTGGTGGATTCGAGCGATCGAGCTCGAGCCAGACCAGCTGATCGTTGACGACGACAACGGGACGCTCTACCGGATCCCGTTCAGCGCCGCCAACGACGAGGTCTCGTTCGAGGACCCGATCGAGATCAAGATCAACTACGTGGACGTCGCAGCGACGGCCACCAAGGAGGAGAAGACGGCAGCCACGGCGATGATCGCGGCGGGCCTCCTGGCCGGTGAGGAACCGGCAGCCGTGTACGCATCTCGGGCGGAGTCCCGCCCGGTCAAAGCGACCCAGGAAGGAGGCGATGTGGACCTCGAGTCTCTTCGCCAGCGGCTGGGACTGCCCGAGGGAACGTCCGAGGAAGCGGTCCTCGCCGAGGTCGACCGTCTGCGTGACGCCGGTACCAACCCGGCTCCCGCGCCGACAGGGCCGACCCCCGGTCAGGGGAACAACCCCTCGCCGGAGCAGGATCCACAGCAGCAGCCGGGCAGCACGGACGCACCCGATCCGACTCCCCCGGCCAACGAGCCCACCGGCGCGACGCCGCCGGACTCTCCCGAGCCGGACACGACGGCCAGCGCGGGCGAGGGCACGGTCACGATCGACAGAGCGACGTTCGAGCAGCTCAAGCAGGGCGCAGCGGCCGGTCTCCGGCTCGAGGCCTCCACGCTCGACCGCGAGAACGACGCCCTGCTCGACCAGGCGATCAAGGACGGGAAGTTCCCGCCCGCTCGCCGCGAGCACTACAAGGCGGCTCTGGGTGCCGACCGCGCAGGCACCGTCGAGCTGATCAACAAGCTGGCCCCCGGGCTGGTGCCGGTCGAGCTTCGCGCTTCGGTCGGGACCGGTGGCGGGACCACGATCGAGGGCGACGACGGTGGTCTGCCCGACGAGTGGTTCCCGGAGGCCAAGCGCAACCGGGAGGCGCTCGCGGCGGGTCAGTCGATCCCCGGCCGGGGCACCGTCCTGCAGGCAAGGGAGGCGTAGGCGATGCCGGCCAACGAGGTCATCCCCTACTACGAGGTCGCCGATCGGATCACCGCTCGCTGCTCGGCAGCGGTGACCGGCAAGAAGTTCGTGAAGATCTCGGGGAACCGCATCAGCGGCCCGGGTCTCTCTGCCGCAGGCGACGGCGGCACGTACCAGGTCGCCCAGACGGTCGCGGGCGACAAGGCGTTCGGCGTGGCGATGTGGGACGCGGCCATCAACACGATGGTCCCGGTCATCCGCGAGGGGATCGTCCCCGTCACCGCAGGCGCGGCCATCACGGCCGGGCAGGAGGTCCAGTCGGACGCGAACGGGGCAGCGATCCCGCTCGCGGCGGGCAAGGCCCTCGGACTCGCGTGCACTGGTGCGGCCAACGGGGCCGACGCCGAGATCGCGCTCTACAAGTAGAAGGGAGGGAAGCAACTTGAACTCCAGCGAACTCACCGAGTTCGTCGACTCGTTCGTCGGCGGAGAGATCGGCGACTGGTCGGTCCCGTTCGGCGTCGAGCTCGAGGATCCCGACCTTCTCAAGCGCGGGATCATCCGGGCCGGTGCGGAGTTGAAGGCGTCGACGTATCCGTCGGCCGTCTTCCACCCGCTCGGTCCGCCGACGGTGAGCACCACCACCATCACCGTCGACATGGCGCTCCAGCAGCCGACCCGGGTCACCCGGTCGCTGATGGACCTGACGCTGCAGCGGTTCTTCGCGGACCGCGTCTTCACCAGCGCCGGAGGCGTCACCGGTGGGGCCGTCGTCTACGACGAGCTCCAGGCGAACGAGCTGTACCTCACCCGCGACATCCAGCGGGTCGAGCCGGGTGCCGAGTTCCCGCTCGTCACGTCCGAGCGCCGCGTCCCGAAGGTCGCGACGGTCGAGAAGTGGGGCGGGAAGTTCTACACCACGGACGAGGCCCGCGACCGCAACAACGTCGCGGAGTACACCCGCCACGTCCGGCAGCTCGCCAACACGATCGTCCGCAAGCTGAACCAGCGGGCGGTCGAGGTCCTCGAGGCCGCGATCACGTCCGGCTCCCGCACGGTCACGGGCCGGAACTGGTCGACGGTCGTGACGGCCGGTTCGTCGGCTTCGGCTGCGAACCTCTGGCCGGCACGCGACTTCGCCCTGGCGCAGTTCCAGGCGGAGACGGAGGAGCTCGGCATCGTGTACGACCTGTGGATCATGAATCCGCAGGAGTACATGAACCTGGCCACGGTCTACGGCCAGGGGCTGGCGGACATCCTCCGCTCGGCCGGGATCGACATCTTCGTCACCAACCGCGTGGCGGCGGGCACGGCATACGCCATCGCGCAGGGGCAGGTCGGCGAGATGCGCGTCGAGCAGCCGTTGGCCACCGAGACGTGGCGTGACGGCCGGGGAACCCAGAAGACCTGGACGCAGTCCTCGGTCCGGCCTCTCTGGTTCGTCGACAACAAGTTCGCGGTCCTGAAGTTCACCGGACTCGCGGGCTAGGAAGGGGAGGAACGTGAGCACACAGGAGCAGGAAGTCACCTACTCGGGTGACACCCGCGTCGTGAAGCACCTCCTCTTCCCGTACTTCGAGGAGACGGAGTCCGACTCGATGCCGGGCGTCAACGTCTTCGCGGAGCGCGTCGCGAAGCGCGGCCAGGTCATCAGCGTCGACGAGATCCGCGAGGCCGATCTCAAGAAGGGCGAGCGTCTCGGCTCGTTCTTCAACGACGAGGAGCTGGCGGAGATGGAGCGGATCGCCGATTCGGGCGGAAACCCGATGGAGGTCAACACGACCTTCGACGCCAGCGAGATGGGCGAGCACGAGATCGCGGAGCACATCGAGGAGAACAAGCTGAGCGTCCAGGACACCGTTGCCCTCGCGGGCAGCGACCCGGACACCGCTCAGCGCGTCCTCGAGGCCGAGTCGATCGCGCAGGGCGGCGACTCCCGCAAGGGCGTCGTCGCGGGTCTCGAGGCGATCATCGAGCGGGGCAACCAGTAGGTCGCCCCTCCAGGGGGACCGGCGCGTTTCCTGGCATGGGCGCGTCGGTCCCCACCTCGTGAGCGAAGGGAGCTTCGATGGCAGCACGAAAGTTCGAGGCGCTCACTCGGATCGGGCTTCCCGTTCACGAGGAGCGCGAGGTGTACACCGATGTCACGGCCATGGTGCCGACCGGTGAGACCACGTACTTCGAGGAGGGCGACAGCCTCACGGACGCCGACTTCCTCAAGCACTACAAGGGCGATGCCCGCAAGGAGCACCTCGTCGAGCAGGCCACGGCCGCTGCCGAGGAGTCCATCTCCCAGTTCCTCAAGCACAAGTCGATGAAGGAGGTGTCGTAATGGAGACGCACGGTCTCGAGCCGAGTGCCCGTAGCTCCAGCGGCGCGTCCGCCACGGCGCTACTCGAGGGCGGGGACATCTCGGGCGTCATCCGCACCCACTGGCTCTGCGAGAAGTGGGAGCAGGACAAGATCGAGTTCGCCCAGCGGGAGCTGGAGCGGCTCGGCATCAGTCACATCCAGGACGGGTACGAGCTCAAGCCGGTCCTCGGGCTGCGCGACAAGGTGGCCTCGAGGATTGCCGGCCGCGATCTCACCCAGGTCGTCCTGGTTCCGAAGCTGATCCCGGTCTCGCACGGCGTGACCAGTGACTGGCTTCGGAAGCTGCTGATCGAGCCGGATGCCGTCGAGGAGCGGGAGGGCAACCTGCTGCTCAACGAGGGCATCCAGCAGATGCTCGATCTGATGATCGCAGCGTTGAACAACCAGACGGCGGGCAACGCCTACAACAACGGCTCGTCGTACATCGGGGTCGGCGACTCGTCCACGGCGGAA